TCAATCAGGTTATATTCTTTGGCGAGGTCAGCATCTTTAGTGCCGAAGAAATCTTGCTCAACCAGTTCAGAATAACCAGCACTGAAGTAACGAGCAAGACCACGAAACTTGCGCTTCATCATCTTCTCAATGCGAGCATCCTCAACAACATTCAGATAAGACTTAGGGAAGTCAACGACACCAGTCCACTCAGTAGGAGTGAAGAGAGCGTGACCCACTTCATGAGACACCAGCATATCATATACATCCTGAGTGGTATCCCAGTTAGGCAGAGTCAGAATACGATCTTCCACGTCAAAGGATGCAGTAGGCACGTTGCGGTGCTCTACGACAAGGTTCTCAGTGGCAAGCAGGCGGGCGATAGCACCGTCGATTTCTTTGGTATTCATGCGGTTCGTTTCGTATGAATGTAATATGACACAAAAAAAGGAGGGTCACAACCCCCCTTAGACCACTTCATTAACTGTCTCCTTGAGGACAGAGAAGTTCTTAATTTTCTCAGCGGTAAGTGTTCGTTCAAACTTATCGTTCATCTGTTCTTTATGACTGATAACAAATACGTTTGTGTTGTCATCGAAGTTGCGAAGTATCCAACCTAGATCACCTGTACCCATACTATCAAGAGACCCATCAAAGATTTCATCTAGAATGAGGAGGTTAGTATCCACACTATTCTTAAGTTTAGCGACAGAACGCCAAGTAAGCAACAGAGCGATATCAATACGAGCTTTCTCTCCTTCGCTGAAGGATTCGTAAGAGAAAGTGTCCCTGAATCTAGATTTAATAGTCTCCTCAAAGTTTTCATCCAGTGTAAAGTTTACATAGAAGTCAAGGGATTGTAGATACTGGTTGATGAGTTTATTCATCGTAGGCAAATACTTCTTGATGATTCTGGTTTTGATACCATTGTCTTTCAGTAGTACGCCAGCAGCGGTCATACATTCCTTTTCTATTTTAACCTGTACTAGGTTCTCCTTAAGGTTTTCGTAATCTTTCTTAAGAGATTCTAACTTCTCATGTGCCTCACCCTTACTGTTCTTGGTTTCCTGAAGATTTCTAATCTCGTTTTCTAACCTCTCGATAGAGCGTTTATTTAACTCAATCTCTTTTTTGTTTGTTTGTAGGTCAGCATTGACTTGCTGCTGTAGTTTTACAAAAGATTGTAGTTCAGTTTCCTTCTCCTCCTCAATTGATATTTGTTGTATCAGTTGTTCCAATCCTGAAGATAGTTTATCTACAGACTGGTTGAGTTTAAAGAGTTCGTTAGACCTGATTGTCTCTTCAATACTTTGAGTACAGGTGGGACAAGTATCATTATCATTGAAAAACTTGACATTTTTTTGTGTCTGTTCAATCTTACCTTCAAACTTACCACGCATTGAGTTAAGTTTTTTTAGATTAGGTTTATCAAACGCTACCTTTTGAATGTTGTCAGTTACTTGCGACAGGTCATCAAGCAATAGGTTTTGTGTATATGTGAGTTCGTTATGTCTAGAGACATTTGAATTGAGGAACTCAGTCTTGTCAAAGATAACTTTGTCTGCTTCATCTTCTAATTGTTTGATAAACTTTTCACCCATACCAATCTTCTCTAGTGTGGATTCAGATTCATATCCAAGTTCTTTTACGCGATCACTAGTGAGTTTGTATTGTTCCTTGAGTTTGTTATTCATCACAGAGAAGATTTGAATATCAAGAATGTCCTCAATAATCTCACGACGTTGCGCTAGGGGCAGACGCATAAATGGAACAAAGGTAGAAGAACCAAGCACCACAATCTGAGTGAATGACTTGTAGTTCATCTTCAGGATGTTCTGCTCTAGTTGCTTCTGATAATCTACAGCACTAGAAGACTGATCCAGCATCTCACCATTCTGGTAAACCTCAAAGATGTTTGGTTTGATACCACGAACAATCTTGAATTTATTTTTACCAATCGAGAACTCAATCTCAGTTCTACAGTCTGTGATGTTGATGCTGTTGGGTAGCATCGGTTTATTAATCTTGCGGAATGGTTTTCCAAAGAGTGAAAAAGTCAACGCATCTAGGATGGTTGACTTGCCTGCTCCGTTTTGTCCGACGATAAGTGTAGTTTTGTTATTGGTAAGGTTTACTTCAGTCCATTGTGCGCCAGTCGAAAGGAAGTTCTTCCAGCGAATTTTCTCAAAACAAATCATAGGTCATCTTCAATGGGTGGTACGAGCAGGTCATCTTTGGTTATTATAGCATACTTCTGCTCCTTCTGCTCGCAGATCTTAATAAAATTTGTGCCGTCTATCTCGAAAATTTGAAGGGGTGGGTAGTCTTTGGCACCTGCTTCTAGCATATAGTAGTAGCGTTCAGCATCTTCCTCTTGTTCGAAGACAGGGATTACATAATCTCCATCTTCATCAAAGATTGAATACACACCCTCTTCTTTATCTTCCAGCGTAATGATATACATTAGACGACTTCTAGACTTTCAATATATAGGTTTCTCATAAGATTTTTGAGCATAGTCTTGTCTACGGATACTTCGACTTCATCAATATATTCATTGAGAAGCGTTGCGGTATCTTTGACTTCAAGATCTGCATCATCAATCGTATCATCTTCTACAAGAGTTTCTAGAATTTTAATATCGTGTGCTCCTGCTTTTTGGAGACCGTCAATCAAAACTTCAAACTGAGCGTAGTTTGTTTTGTGCTCTACGATAACTTTGACAAAACAATCTTTGTACTCATCAAAATTATACTGACATTTCTCAGCATCATTGTAGTAGAGCTTTTTGAATATCACATATGGGTTCTTGTGATACTTAAGTTTTTGTGTAGGTGGGTCAAAAGTATGGAACCCTCTGACATCATCACAATCATTCCAGAACATCTGATAGGGATTACCTAGATACTGGATGTTTCCTTTCTTAGACTTGTGGTGGAAGTGACCTGAGAATACTTTGTCAAACTTGGCAAAGAGTGATGGGTCCATACCATGATCCATCTTCATGCCAGGTGTAACTTCAAACCCATTCAGTTCTAGATGTCCCATAGCAACCTTGGCAGGTGTCTCATCAATAAACTCCATGGTTTGATTGAGATTGCCTGCGTTAATCCAGGGGACTAGAGCAATGGGTGTGTCTTCTATAATTACTGTGGTAGGTTCATTATATACAGTAATGTTATTATAATCACATAGAAGCAAATCTGGAGAGTTAACTTCATTCGTGTTCTTGTAATAGGTATCGTGGTTTCCCAGTATCATATGTAGTTCAATACCCATATCCTGTAGCACATCGAAATATTTTTTCTTGACGCGCTGTAGAACATTGAAGTCCACTGATTTGCGATTGTCAAACGTATCACCTAGGTCAATCACTGTGGTGATGTTATTCTTTTTTAGATACGGAAAGAATACATTCTCGTAAAACTTTTCAAAGTAATTCCAAAACACACCAGAACCTTTACGTCCATCCAAGTGCTGATCTGTGATAAGTGCAATCGTCATCGGTTTTCCATTCTAACTTCAATGTTTTCTTTGATAGATGTCATGTCTGAATAATTATGATTCATGCCTGCCATGTCACCATCAAATTTATCAGTATACATGAGATGTTCAAATCCTGTTTTCTCGACAATTTTAGTTTTAATATCGAGTTGTTTCTTTTCTTTAGATATACGTCTCAAGAAAGCATACCATATAATTTGAGTAAAATATGCGAAAGGATTCTTTGATTTTTCTGGATTAAAATTGGCGATGTATTGTACGCAGTTTTCGATACCATCAGAAATCATTTCTTCTCTGAACATGTAGTTCACGAAGTTAGGTTTGTATGAAAGGTGAGTGGCAATCTTCAAAAAACATTCGCCAATATAATTTGGGATACGAGGTTTTGGTTTACCCTGTTCCTCTGCTTCTTGAACTTTATTTTTGTATACGATTAGAGCTTCAAGAAACTCTTTATTATTGACGTAGTACTCTTTGCTTTTTGCTTTTGCCATGTGCCATTGCTGGTATGCTTAATGTCTCTATAGTATAACAGAACGTAATCCATCTGTCAAGGGGCTTGACAAACCTCAGAAACTACACTAGAATAAGTATGTCCGAGAGATAAAGAACTATAAGCTTTAAAGCTAGGACTTCTTATAGAGTTCTTCTAGGAGTTGTTTCATTGCTTCTACAGAACCTAGATACCCTTTTTCGCTCAGGTCAGGTAGAAATTGGCGAGCGCCACTGTCACCATAAGTTCCCATATCAATCTTTGTATTGTCGGGTATATTGGTAGGTGCAGATTTATTTTCTACAGTGTTAATGTAAAACTTCTTTATGTTCTCGTCTAGTTCAGACATGGTTAATACATCGTCTAGACTGATAAAGAAAAAGTTATCATAAGAAGCATAGATCCAATCTCTCAATATAAATCCTTCTATATTCTGACGACCTTTCTTTTGTTGCATAGGTTCAACAACCATAGGATCTTGAAGAGTTAGTAGTCCATCCTCAGTAGCATAAGAAACATGAGCTACTAACTCTTCCCCCGTCTTCAGTTTTATAACTGCGTAAAATGGTTCTTCCATTATGTCAATTTAATCTTAATGATTTCATAGTTAAAATTCTCCTCTTGATAGATCTTTAGACGTTCGTAGAGATGACGAAGTGTATAATTTTCTCTACCTTTAGTAGAGATATTATCAGATATATCATATAGTGTTGCTATCGCTTTGCCGTCACCCTTTCGTAGTACTCGACCAATTGATTGTAAATTTCTAACCCTGGACTTGGAGGGACTGGCGAAGATGATATTGTGTAGTCTCTTGATGTTAATGCCTGTAGAGAATGTTCCATAAGAAGCAACGATAACGGCATTGTCTTCTTTCTCAGCAATTTCTCTAACCTCTTCTCTGTCTTCAGTATCAGTAGCACCAGATACAAAGAATACTTTGCGTTCAGGATCTACACTATTATTTATCATTTCGTATAATGGTTCTCCATGCTTTTCCACATAGTTGAATAGCACAAGGGTGTTACCATCTAAAGTTTTAACTAAATTTTTGATAAGATTATTTCTCTTTTGATGAGAAATAATATATTCCATCTCTTCGTGATAGTCATTGAAGTATTGATATTCATGACGAAGAACTAAACATTTAATTCTGAGATTAGATAGATATCCTTTTTGAATTAAATCATCAGTACGAGTTACTTTCTCACAGTGCCCGAACAATCCTTCTAGCACCCACTTGTGTGTCTTACTACCATCCAGTGTTCCAGTGAATCCAAAACGATACTTAGCATTGTGTAGTTTAGTCATCAGACCAGTGAGAGACTTTGCCTTAAACAGGTGTGCCTCATCACCAATTACACAATCAAAGTCATCGAAGTATAGTTTTGGAAACTTATAGACTGATTGCCATGTGGAAATAATAATATTTTTCTTTGTGTTCTTGTCCTTACCAGAATAGATCTGATGCATATGGTCATCAGCATTCCAACCATAATCTCTAAAGTCCTTTACCATCTGCTCTACAAGAGATGTAGTAGGAACAATGATTAGAATTTTGGAACCGCTTTCATAATACCAACGCACAAGAGAATAAATCATCAGAGACTTACCGGAACCTGTTGGAGACACAAACAGACCGCGATTGTTCTTGATAGCTTTATACACTGTGTCATACTGATAGTCTCTAGGTTTTACCTTAGAGATATCTTTCATAAATCCTTTGATACCGCGAGCAGTAGCATCGTTCGTCTCTACTACATCGCCATAATACTTATTGCCAACATACTCAATATCGTATGACCTCTTCTCAGCAAAGTCTTGTATCTGAGATAAGAGACCACAATATATCTCACCTGTACCGGGAGAGTACAGGCGGATAGTTCCATCCCAGTGTCGATACCTAGGATTGCGTCTTAGAAACTTTGCCTCAGGAAGTTCAAATGTGAAGTAGTCTGATAGTTCCTGATGGACGTGTGGTTCACCTATTACTTTGAAGTAAACCTCGTTCTTTTTCTGAATGGTGATGACAGACATTATAACCCATTAGTAAATTTCTCCCATTCAATTGCGTTCTTTACGAGGTAGTTTCGCTGGGTGATCATCTTCATTACATTATCAAGATAACTAAGCATCACATCGATTAACTTAATTTTACTTTCTATGTCTAGAATATCTTCATCCGAATCTAGATATACCCTCATCTTTTCAGAAGTCTTAATGCTGGCACCGAATGGTTTCTCAGCATATACTTTTGCGTCTGCCTCCCCTCCGTAATACTCTCGCTTCTCTCTGATGAGTTTTCTAAATTCAAACTCCAGCGACACCTTCATCAATGAAAGATCGCTATGATGGTTTAAGTATTTATTGTGCTGAAAAGGAGTGTCTAACGAGATAACACTTAGGTTCTCAGAGTATACCCCGTCTTTAATATCAAAATCAATCTGACTATCTTTTTTCCATTCCTCTTTTATGTGGTCAAATAATTTAGCAAGTTTTTCAATCTGGGTCATATACTTTAAAATCCTTATCACGGAAACTCATTTGGGCATACTTGAATGATGCTTGTGCTGTAACAACACTCTCTTCTCCTATTGTAGCATCAAATTGAATTTGGGACAAGGAGTAGGGAAACATATACTGGAAGTCCGCTACAAGATTGGGATTAAAATTAGATGTGAGGATTGTGAGTTGTGCGCTTGACAGATACAGTGGTGCGGTATTTTCAGATTGCCCGTTGTTTCGTATCCAATTAAATATCTCAGAATAGTTATGCATATCTTCATCAATAATAAAGGTAGCTTGTAAGTCTCCATAACTTACACCACCTCCACCTATGATAGGAAAAGATCTAAATCTTGTAGGTACATCAGTAAATGGAACTGAGATGTCAGGAAAATTAACTGCTTGACAGAAGAACTCCGTATCAGGAAAAATTTCAAAATTCATTTTAAACCCTTGAGGGGATAAAAAATTCCTGTTTCTTGGTTGTTCGTTATACCAGTCTGCCATTATGATTCCCTATAATAGTCCTCCCATAAGTAGTCTTCCACCTCATACAATGGGCAGGGTTCTTCAAATAGGATATCCATTCTATATTTATTGACTCTCTCTAATAACTCTAACAGATCCTTATCTTGCATACTCATCGATCTTGTCGAGAATTCTGTTTAATTCGTAGTGTGCTCCGTCATGCCACTCACCACCTTTATTCATATGTGTTCCATTATAAAGTTCATTCTTACATTTTAAAACAAAGTTTTTAATCTCGTCTCTAGTCATAGTATTTCTAGGCACAAGGACTTAAGCAATTACAACTATGTATAAAAAAAGGACCCCCCTGAGGGAGTCCTGTGTCGGATTGTGAATATAAATCACATGAGGTTTCTGATCTGTACTCTTCTGTAGTACTGGTTCTTGTTAGCAGTGAGTGCATCCTGATCAGGTACACCTGGGGAAGTCTCAACGAATGGATTCGCAACCATGCCGTAGCGGGTCTTGAATCCAATCTTGGGCTGGAAGGTGTTAGGATCGATGCTGCGTAGTTGCTGGAGGGGAACATATGGGCAGTAGAATAGACCTGCGTCATATGGGGAAGTACCCTTATAACCCATTAGGTAGTAGTGGGTGTTAGCAAGGTTAGCAGAATATGGGTCAATGTAGACAGCAATGCGTCCGTTCATTGTACCAACTCTGAGGTTGCCGGTATCGTCAACTTCGCCAATACCAGGACCACCTGCACCGTTTAGACCTGAGGAGTAATCTAGAACACCTGCCATTGCCATTGCGGAAGCAACGTCAGCAGAGGTGATCATGAAGTTACCCTTACCTCTACGGGTTTCTTGTGCGATAGCGTTAGCGTCACGCTCCATCTGGAACATTAGACCCTTCCACTTCTCAACAGACCAACGTCCGTTGGAGTCGATGTCTAGGTCAAACTGACCAGCGGTTGCAACATTGTTCTGAGCACCAGGCTTAGCGATGGTGTAAACTGTACGAACAACTTCTCTGTTGATCTCAGCAAGAATTTCGCTGGAGAGAAGGTTTGCAAGTTCACCTTCAGCATCAAGACCATGAATCGCCTTGAGGTCTTGTGCTAGTTCTAGAGTGTACTCTGCCTTGAGAGCTCTGGTTCTTGCGAATACAGAAGTCTTCTCAATGCTGAAGCTCATCTCATTGAAGAAAGGACCAGCGCCAAGAGTCTCAGCGTCTGCTCTTTCAATACCACGAGCTGCGGTTGCACCACCCTCGTACTGACCAGGTGTAGGATCGTCGTTAAGAACAGCAGGGTTAGCAACTCTGTTGCCAGGATTCTGTGACTGAACGGAACCTAGTGGATCGATGTTGTCGCCAGCATCAGTTGTTAGGTCGTAGGTGTAATCTGCCTCACCAGGTAGATAAGGAGATGCCTGAGCGCCAGTCTCGGTTGCGGGTGCAGTTGCCGAGTAGTTGACATCAGGTTCGTTGAAGAGTGCTTCCTTCGCAGGATCTCTGTCTGAACCGTAGTGTGACTTCATTGCGAAGATGAGTCCAGTAGGACCGCTCATTGGCTGAACGCCACAGATGTCGTATGCCATTAGGTTTGGCATGGAACGGCGAACAAGACCGATTAGGATTGGATCGAAACCAGCAAGTCCACCAACTTCACCGGGAAGACCAGGAAGACCATTTGTTGTGCTGGTTCCTAGGTTACCGGGGAGAGCACCAACAGTGTTAGGTGCTTCTGCTAGCATACCGCGCTCTTCGCGGATCATGCGTTCTGTGTTTTCTAGTAGTTGTGCGGTTACTGCTTTCTTATGCTTATCTTGAATAGACTCGCCTTCGTTAAGAATAGGTGACCACTTTTCTACTAGAGCCTTAGGTGTTGAATTCAACATTTTTTTTGCTCTGTGTTAAAGTGTACGTTTTACAATTACGAATTCCAGTTGCGGAGATGGTTGGCATATGCCGCCATTGCTGGTGACATTTCCTCGGAAATCTCAACTGGATTTTCATCAACTACAGACTTGACTGCCTCGGTCTTGAAATAAGACTCGCGGATAGTGGTGAGTTTCTTTGTGTAATCCTCTGGGGATTTGAAATCTACACCCTCAGCAAGTGCTGCTAGTTTTTCTTTCTGAGTATCAGCTAGACCTTCTGAAACTTGGTTCAGAATTACAACGCCTTTTACTTCAGAGAGTTGCTTACTAATTTCAATATTGCTCTTAACTTGCTCGTTAAGGCGGTCTTCCATTTCACGAATAGTTTCAGCCATTCCTTCTACGACATCAACTTTGTCGTCAGGAATATTGACGTGGTTCGCACTTAATACGTTAAGGAAACCAGAAATGAGTTCCTCATTAAGTTCGTTCTTGATACCACGATCAATCGCTACTTGGTTTTCTTCCAACCAGCGGTTAATAGCGTAGTTCACTGTGCCATCAACTTCCTCGCTAATTTCTGCCTTGGCAGTCGATACTTGCTTATCAAGTTCAGTGGCAAAGTGTTCTACAAGCTTGTCGTACTCCTCAGAGATCTTAGCTTTAACTGCTGCTTCAAAGATTGTTGCAATCTTTTCCTTGTACTCTTCAGTTAACTCTAGACCTTCTGTGAGTGCTTTTACGTCATCAGATACATCAAATCCTTCGAATGATGGTTTGATTGGATATGTTACATCTGGACCCATTTTGGTAATACCATATGCTACATCAGCACCAACTGTTGGTTGTGGGTCAGGTGTATGATTACCATGACGTTGTTGAGGGTCGCCAGAAATTTGGGAAACGGGAGCAGACGCCTTAGCACCAGGATTGTCCTCACCACTTTCCTTATTGCTGTGGAGTGGTTCGGAAGCACTACCTCCTAAATCCGTAGGTGCTGTTGTAATTCCATATGCTACATCCGCACCTACTGTTGGTGCTGGATCTACTTGTTGCGTTGTGCGCTGCTGGGGATCACCCGAAACAGCGGATGGGTCTGAACCAGAACCAGGAATTACGTCTGCCTTCACAGTTGGAGCGGGTTCCGCTGTCATTGTTGGCATACTTTCCATCAAATTGTTCTGAGTTACAAACTCACCAAACTTTTCGTTTAACATATCTGACATCTGAGTTTCCCTCTTAACTTTGATATTTAGTGCTGTAGTTATTTATTAAATTAATTTGTTTGAGACATACGCCTCAAACGCTTTCACAATGCGCTCTTGGAGCTCATGTGATGGGGCAGTATCTATGCTGCGCTTCATTTCTGAAATGTGGCGTTCCTTAAGGATGCCACCTTCCCATACCCATTCTTTACCTTCCATGATTCCATTCACAAATGCATCAGGAGCGGAAGGATCTGCTACAATATCAGCAGCAGTTGCGAGCATAAAATCGTCACGAACATAATTAGCACCATTCTTTTCTTCTAGGGAACCCATACCTCGGGAGGAAACTCCTAGTTTCACACCTTCATTAATTAGATTCTTTGCCAATGCACCTTGTGGCATTGATTCTAGAATTTTTGCTTTACCAATAAAATTATTTCCCTCTTTTCTTAGGGATGTAATTTTATGTGAGATGAGATGTAAGTTGATAGTTGGACCATCAGGGTGTCCCAGTTCTCCAACTGCTCTACCAGACTTTACATACTCTTCGTTATATCTATCAACTTCTCTCTCTAGAACTGATAGTGGATAGACTCTACCATTACGATTTTTAATCTCGGACTGAAGAAATACTCCTTCAATATACAGATTCTTTTTGCCCTCAGACTCTTCAGTAAGAATCTGAACGTGTTCAAAATTTCCTTCTGTAATTAGTTTCATTCTTCTGGTTCCTCTGTGGTATTATCCATAATTTCGTCATACATTGTTTGAGCAACTACTTGTTTGTAGGTGTCAATAACTTCTGACGATTTAGCAAGCATCACATCATTGAGAAGGTCAATAGCATCTGCACGATTACCATTTGAAATGGCATCCACTGCCTTCTCTAGAGATTGATTAGTATCAGACATAACTATAATTGGTTAGCAATATTATTTATTTAGACGAAGAACTTGGTTTAGATGCTGGAGGTTTAGGTGCAGCCTTCATTTTCTTCATCTCACGCTCATGATCTGCGGCAGCAATTTCTTGTTCCCTTTCATGATCGTCAGCATCTGCTTGTGCTTCTAACTCTGGAGCAAACGCATCGTTCTGTCTATCCATCATATCGAATGTATTAATATCAGCAGGTGACATAGCAAGACCAAGATTAATCTCGGCATTCATTTGCTTATCAATTTCCTTATATTCCTTCTCACTTTGTTGAAGAACGTGCTTACGAATCCATTCGATAGAAACATACTTACCAACAAACGGATCAAACTGTGTAGCAATTTGAATTCTCTGTAGATTAAGTTCTGCTTCTTTGAGTTCGTTGAAGTGATTATCGAAGAGGAAGTCATACTGAATATGCTCCTTCATCTCCTCCCAATCATCAGGAGTAATCACACGCTTGAGAATAAGTTGTGTCTTCAACATATCATTGAAGACTTCGCCAAATCTCTTACGGAGACGACCGATAAACTTAGTGAACTTCAGTTCATCTCTAAGTACCTCAGTTGTCTTACCAAGATTAAATCCTTTGTTATCGTCAGTTAGACGTGAAGGTGGTAGGTTAAGTGAATTGTAAAGTTTCTTCTTAAAATACTCAAGGTCTTTGAGTTCGCCAAGATTTTGACCGCCTGGGAGTACAGAGATTTCAGTTCCTCTACCACCTTCACGACGAGGAAGCCAGAAGTCTTCCAGCATAGACATATGCTTTTTGTCATCTCTAATCTCACCAGTGTTACCATCGTAAACAAGTTTATTACGATAGCGATTCATCACATCTCTAAGGTATTGTTCCGCTTTTACCTTAGGTAGATTACCAACATCAATGTAGAAAATTCTTCTTTCTGGTGCGCGTGATAAGCGATAGATAACAATCGCATCTTCAATCATACGCAACTGATTGTGTACTTTGATTGCCTTATGCAAGAAACTAAGAGTCATTTTCATAGTCATGTCCTGCAGTCCAGAACCAGAGTATGTAACTGCATCTGCCGCAATCCTTACTCCCTGACTAATACCATAGTCTGAAGTTCCAGTTACTGCTGGCATGTTGCCACCAAATCCTTTTGGATTGTAGACATAATAATCAATGTACTCACCCCAGTCGTACTCTAGAGCACTTCCTTGGATAGTATGTTTTGTTTGCTCATCTTTACCAATCTTCTGTCTAACTTTTTTGATCTTAAGGGGATCAATTTGTCTTAGTTCTGTGATACCCTTAGTTGGATTAGCAAGATCTACAACTTTGTGATAATATAAACGTCCATCAATATACCATTGTCTAACAATATTATGTGCATTTAAATCAAAGTCAAGGAGTTTAAGAAGATATTCAAACTCGTCTCTAATTTTTTTCTTTAAAGATGCTCCAGCTTGTAAATTTGATAACTCAATTTCTACGGGTGCATCATTTGCATCAGTAACTAGAAACTCATTTACAATCTCATCAACAGAAGAATCAATCTCTGGATGCAACGCCATAGCACGATAGCGTTTAATTAAATCGAATTCGTTTCTAGCATTTCCACCTTCTACATCAACATATGTACCAAAATAACCACCTGCTACAGTGGTTATGTCTTCATTAGAAGAAGGCGGAACTGGAGATTGACCCTTCAGCTCCGCCGGATTGTTGATGAGAAATCCAAATAATTTACTCATAACATAAGGTCTATAACTGTGCTATGACCTATTTATAGAAGTAAATCAGTTGGTAATTCCTGGGTTTCCAGAAGCTGTTCCTCTACCACCACCAGCTGCTTGCCAGAATGAATACTGGAACTCAACTGTAAATTCTTCAATCTGATCATTGCTATCATAAGCAAGATCAATTTGAGAAACTGAAGTTGGGAAAGCAAATCTCAGATCATATGATCTGATAACGTTGCGTGCCTCAGCTGTTTCGCCTCTTTCGAGTTGATCAACTTTAATATCTACGGCATAGCTACCTTCTCCTCTAGACCTTAGATCTGGATTAGCGGAGGAGTTATCATCATGTGAGTTGATTGAATTTAACCACGCTTCGAAGAATGCTCTGGTCTTCATGTCCTTATCATTGAAGAATGTAGCAGACCAAGTATCAAAGGTTCTATCGCCAGCGATCTTGATGGTTCTACCACGGAAAGGAACTTCAATCACACCCAGGTTTGAACCTGGGAGTGCGGCAGACTTACATAGGAGATTTGTCAGATCATCTCCCGCATTGCCTCCAAAACTAAGATTTGGTGGGAATGGAATTTGTACGCTAAATTGATTTGGTTTTACGCCTTGACCGATCTTGCCGATAAAGGTTGTCATTGATGCCATTGTTTTTACCTCTTACTAGTTTGTTGTTTTAATTACGATCACTGACCTGTTACTTCACTGAAGCTAACTCCAGTTCTGGTTGCGGTAAGTGTGATTGTGATGAAGTTAATAGAGCGTGTTGGTTGTAGATAGATATCAGCAACAAACTCGTTACGATCAATAACCGCAGGTGTGTTATTGGATTCGTCGCAAACAACAAGGAAATCTGTGACTCCTCTATCTGCTCTAATTTCAGCAAGATAAGAAGATACAGCACTAGCAAAACCACTTCTTGTAATGGCATCGTTCTGCTCAAAGAGTACTCCCTGAGCAAGACCGTCAACTCGCCTTTCGACATTAAGGAACAGACGACGAACATTAATTCTATCAAATGCTGATGGTGAAGCAAGAGCAGTCTTGTCACCAAAGAGTGTGACACCGCTTCCACGGAGAGAGATGATAGGATTAATTCTCTCAGAATAAAGGTCGTCTCTGTCTGCCTGTGTTGGATTATATGCTAACTTAATAGCATTTTGTAGTGAACCTCTACTCAATCCAGCAGGTGAATACCAGTCTGCAAGAGTAGCGGAGGTTGAGACGCATAGACCAGCGACATCACCATTGCAAGGGATGTAGCGATATACGTCATTGAAACGGTCATAAAGATACTTATAACCAGAATCAAATACTGCGTATGATGTAGATGCTAGACCAGAGAAGAAGTCGAGTGTATTATCTCTAGCAGCAGTAGCGGAAAGTGGTTGATCGTTTGTATCAAGTTGGTTTCCTTTATGTGGGGAAACGAAAGCGATACAATCTTTTCTTTCCTGAGCGATACTGATTGCTGTAGTTGCTTTAGCAAGCGTATCAGATTCTGCATCACCGGATCCACCCATAAGGATGAAGTCTAGATCGGTAGCATCATAGCTTCTGAATACTTCTAAAGCAGTGTTGCTATAAACATAACCAGCATCAGATCCACCAGTGAGTGAGAATGAAGCAGTTCCTAGTAGTGCAAGTTCATCAGGAGCAGCAGAAACTTCCTCAACAGAATCTGTTACTGCTGCGGTCCAGTCAATACCAGAAGATGTTACAATATCAAATGCTCCGTCAGCAAGAACAACATTTTCAGATTGCTCGTTAACTAGAGTTCTGAAGTATGTGTTTGCTCCAGATGCTCCCTTACCACCTTGTAGTTTGGAGAGATACTGGAATGTTTCTAGAACAGCACCAGTTGACTTGGAAACAACAGCGATGTGGAATTCATCTCTGCTAAATCCTAGGTCTGTTGCTTGCTGGGATGTACCTGGGCGAGGTCCGATCTGGTTTAGTTTGAGAGTGAATGTACCAACGGAGAGAGTTGCGTTTCTGTACCAATCTTCTGCGGATGCTACAGGAATTTGTGCGACTAAAGTAGCTACTGTTACAACGATGTCAGCACCACCACCACCGCCAAGAGAAGAATCTGGAATTGTGATAGTATCTGCAGGAGAATCATTATAATCAGCACCACCGGAAGTTAGAGTAACTGTTGTAGCACCACCGGCTCCACCACCAGCATCAGCAACTACAACTTCAAATACAGCACCATTAACAGGATCAGTATATGAATATGTTCCTGGTGTTCTAGC